CCCCTCGGGGGCGGGGGACCATGCGAAGCATGGTGGAGGGGGCCTGTCCGCTCCTCCGCTCCCTCACCCGTTCCAGGCCACGCAAACGCCGCCGCGATCCGCCGCGTCCACCAACCGCCCATCCAGCTCTCGATCACCGCCCGCCCCCAATAGGCGTGGATCAACGTCATCTCTCCTCCCCCGCTGGGTAAGGGGGACCACGAAGTGGTGGAGGGGGTCTGTCCGCCGCACCACCCCGACCCCACGATCCCGCAATGTTTCACCGGAACCCCTGCGCTCATGCGGAACAGCAGCACGTCCCCCGCCCGCGCCTCGCGCACCGGGATCTGGATCAGCCACCGCCGCGCCGCCTTCAGCAGGGTCTCGTCCCCGCCCCGCTCGGCCCAGTCCGGCCCGTACGGCGGCAGCGCCTCCGGTTCGGCGCCGTAAAGCCCCCGCCACACCCCGCGCACCAGCCCCAGGCAGTCGCACCCCTCGCCCTTCACGCTGGCCCGGTGCCGATAGGGCGTGCCGATCCAGCCGCGCGCCTCCACCAGCGCCCGGTCCCTCACCGCCGGCTCCCGCCGTCATGGCGCCCGCCCTCGGCCGGATACGCCGTCAGGAAGTCGTCGCCGGGAATGTCCGGAAAGCCCCGGAACCGCGCCCCGTTGCCGAACACGCCCACGCACGTCGCCCACCGCTTGTCGCAGACCGCGCCGGGGTGCTCCGTCAGGTCCACGCCGCACCGGGCGTCCCCCAGCACCGCGTCGCAGCTGCGCCCATAGGTCCGCCCCGCCACCCGCTCCAGCGCCGCCATCGGCCCGTCCAGTTCGGCGGTGAACGTCTCGCCGTTCCGCACCATCCGGCTGATCCGCCCGACCCACAGCCGCACTTTCAGCTCCGGCCGCACCCAGTCCACGCGCCAGACCTCCAGCCGCGCCCCGTCATAGAGGCCTGCCGCGATGTCGCCCTCGGTGATGGCGTCGTCGTCCAGCGCGCCGGACGCCGCCGCCGATCCGGCCGCCAGCCCCGCCGCCCCCTCGGCCGCCCCCGCCGTCCATCCGCTGGCGGCCCGGCACACGACCCCGTCCACGCCCAGGTCGCGATCATGGTCCGTGAACCCCAGCCGGACCCCATCCGCCCGCGCCAGCACCCAGGCATGGCACATCGTCGCCGCCCCGCCCTCGATGCGGTCGGCCAGTTCGTCTGGAATGTTGCGCATTCAATCGCCCGTTTTGGAGGGCTTGGGGCTTAGGGCTTAGGGCTTAGGGCGCGGGAAGCAGCAGCATCCCGCCCCGCCTCGCCGAGCATCCTCGGGCCGAACCCCGACCTCCACCTAAGCTCTAAGCCCTAAGCCCTAAGCCCTACCGCCTAAGCCCTAGACCCTCACCTCAACCAACGGCACGGCCGCCATGCGCCCGGCCTCGAAGGTCTCCAGCGTCACCTCGATCCGGTCGGCGTCGAAGCGCACCGGCGTGTCGAATTCGAACCCCGCGGTCACCACCGCCCCCGGGCCCGGCGCCGCGCCCAGCGTCACCATCCCTGTCGCCGCATCCACCGCGAAGTCCTGGGTCTCCACGCCGTCCACCGCCACGCGCACCGACCCCGCCACCGGCTTGCGGATCTCCCGCGCCAACCCGCCGTAGTCCTTGACCAGCTCAAACGCCGTCGTCGCGCCGTCGCCCGTCCCGATCGTCTGGTCCGTCGCCGCCGCCGCCGCCCCGGGCGCGCACGACTTGAAGTCCGCGAAGTCGCGAAACCGGAACCCGTACAGCCGCCCGCGCCGCGCCTCGAAGAACGCCGTCAGCGCCGCCATGTCGTCCAGCGACCGCAGCCCGGCGCCGATCAGATACCGCCGCCGCCCCTGCGCCCACGGCGTCGAGCGCCGCTCATGGCCCGACGCCAGGGTCACCACCTCCGTCCGCCGCTCCACCCCGCCCGTCGATCCGAACGCCAGGCGCGCGGGCAAGGAAACCTCATGAAAACTCATCCGCGCCGCGCCCCCAGCCTCACCGCCCGCGTCAGGGCCTGGGCGATCTGCGCCTCGGACCGCAACAGGCCCGGCGCCCCGCCATCCACACGCACATTGACCGTCACGCCCTGAGGGCCGCCGATTGGCTCGATCGCGCCGGCGCCGGACGGCCGGAACACCTCCGGCCCCCGCTCGCCCACCACATAGGCCGCGCCCGGCATGACCGGGCCTCCGTCCGCGCGCGAGCCGCCGAACAGCCCGCCCACCGCCGCCGCCAGCACATCCCCCAGCGACCCTCGGCCGGCCCCTGACGCCGCGTTCACCGCCGCCAGCACCGCCCGCGCCAGCTCCGCCAGGCTCACTTCCCCGTCCGCCGCCGCCCGGGCCAGCGACCGCGCCATGCCCTCGCCCGCACGTCCGAACGCCTCCTCGATGGACGCCGCCGCCCGCTCCGCCGGCTCCCTGAGCGCCTCCAGCGCCTCGCCCGCCTCAGCCGCCTGCTGCGACAGCCCGCTCAATCCCTGCTCTTCCAAATCAGCCCCCATCCGGCCACCGCTCCATCAGCGCATCCAGCCGCCCGCGCCCCATCGGCGCCGGGCCGCGCTCCGCCTCCGTCAGCATCCGCCATTCCTTCAGCGACAGCCGCCAGAACGCCTCGGGCCCGATCCCGATCGCCAGCGCCGCGCGCAGCATCGGCGCCCACATCACACCGAGGCCGCGAACGCCGCCGCCACCGCCTCGGCCGCCGCCCGCGCGTCCACCCGCGCCGCGCTCAAGCTCTCAGCCAGCTCATGCTCGCCGCCGCCGCGCAGCAAGGCCGCCAGCACCGCCATCAGGTCGCCCGCCGACAGCGCCCGCATCCGCGCCGCCAGCGCCTCGATCCCCTGCACCCCCAGCGCGCCCTCCATCTCCGCCAGCGCGCCCAGCGTCAGGCACAGCCTGCGCGGCGCCCCGGCCAGCTCGGCGAGCACTTCCCCTCGCGCCGGGTTCATCAAACCGCCTCGAACGTCACTTCGCCGGCGCTGGCCAGGCTCAGCGCAAAGCTCGCCTCGCCCTCGTGCTCCCCGGCGTATTCCAGCGCCGCCACCAGGAAAGGCCCCTCCAGCACCCCGAAGTCCGGCACGATCAGCCGCCAGGTCCGCGCGCTCTGGTCAAAGAACGCCTCCCGGATCGCCGCGTCCGACGCCGCGTCCCGAAAGATCCCCTGCCCGCTCACCGCCGCCGAGCGCACCCCGGCGCCCGCCAGCAGTTCGCGCCAGCGCCCGGCGCTGTCGCCGTCGGTCACATCCACCGTGCGCGCGTTCAACGCGATGGTCCGCGCCCGCAACCCCGCCACCGTGGCGAACCCCTCCGGCGCCCCGCCGTCGCCGATCTTCAGCAGTATGTCCTTGCCCGCCTGAGCACCCATCTCGGTTTTTCTCCGCTTTCCTTATGAGAAGGTTCGAGGTTCCAGGGACTAGGTTCTGGGGACGATCAGCAGCGTCCCTAAAACCTAGCCCCTAACCCCTAGAACCTACGCCTCTTCCGTCACCGCCCGCACCCGCACCACCGCGTGGCTGCGGCGCCCCTCCGGGCTTCCGAACACATCGGCGAAGGTCACGCGCGGATTGACCACCCGCACCCCCTCCGCCGTCAGATCCGCCTCATGCAGGGCCGCCCGGATCGCGGCGGAAATCGCCCGCGTCTCCTCCAGCCCCTCGAACCGCGAGTGGCCGGTCAGGGTCAGCACCTGCTCCACCCCGCCGCCGTCCGCCCGCACCGGCCGGCTCTCCACCCGGCTGACGGTCACATAGGGGAACACCCGCTTCGCCGGCTCCCCGTCCCAGATCCGCCCGCCCGTCAGCGCATCCAACGCGTCGTCGCCGCGCAGCCGCGCGATCAGCGCCGCCTGCAGCGCCGCTTCATGATTGATCATCGATCCCGCTCCAGCATCAGGCGCGCCCGTCCCGGCGACGCCGCGTCCACCAGGGCGATGCGCCAGTCCGCCCCGTCCCAGCGCAACAGCCGCCCCTCGGTCAGCCGCCCGTCGGCCCGACACTCGGCGATCAAGCTCAACGCTTCCGCCACGCCCTCGCCGCCCGTGCGCACCCCGCGCCGCACCGGCCCCGGCGCGATCCAGACGAAGCCCAGCGGCTCATAGCTCACCGCCCGTCCGCCCTGGGCCGTCACGCCCTCGACGCGCGCCAGCAACTCGGCCAGCTTCCTCACAGCCGCACCTGCCGGTACGGCGCGACCCAGCCCTCCACCGGCGCGATCGGCATTTCGTCCTCGCCGCGCTCATAAGCCCGCAGCGTCAGCATCAGCACCGCCAGCCTCAGGGCCGCCGGCGAGGTCGAGGTCAGGGTCAGCCCTGTCTCCCCCTCCACCCGCTTGCGGGCCGCATCGATCAGCAGGGCGATCAGCGCGTCCTCCGCGTCATGGGTGACGCGCAGAAACGCCTTCGCCTCCGCCATGGAAACGGGTGCGGTCATTTGATATTTCTCCGAAAAACGTGCGGCCCCTCTCCTCCCCAGTCATGGGGAGGGGGACCGCGCGGGCGACTCAGCCCGCGTGGTGGAGGGGGCGTCTCGGTGTCTGACGGTCCGTCATCAATCCCTGACCGCCCGCGCGGCCCCCTCCGGCACGGGCGCTGAG